GTCTACGACATGATCCCGGGCGCCAAGGTGGAGTTCGAGCGGCCGCCGGTGGTTCCCGACCTGTTTGCCGAGTTCAAGGAGATCGGTACGATCTTTTTGGAGGCCTCCGGCCTCACCGAGACCATCATGGGGCGCGGCGAACAGGGTATTCGCAGCGAAAAACAGGGCAAAAGAGCGGTCGCGACTGGCTCGGGACGGCTGCGCAAGGTCGCGGTCGGGCTGGAGTCACCTCTGGTGAAGATCGGCGATGTCGGATTGAAGCTCCTGCAGCGTAACTCCAAGGAGCGGCTGATCACCGACAGCGGCACTTTGATGGTCCCAGCCCAGCTGGCGGAGCAGAAAATCAAGATGCGGGTCTCTGGTCACTCGCATTCTCCGCTGTTTGCCGACGAGGCCAAGGAGATGGCGGCTGGTCTGTTCAAGACCCAGGCGATCGACCGCTTCAGCCTGCTCGACATGACCGATCCGCCCAACAAGGACGAACTCAAGCACCGCCTGAAAAAGCGCGTAGCGGCGGAAAAGCAGGAGAAGCAGCAACAGGCCGCGGCGCCAACCAAGCCTTCGCGGCCGCGCGCCGCTGCCTGATGTGTCATAATTGCTTCGGAGACGATTTGTAGTAGACTGCATCTCCGGTACCAACCCGCAACAACCAGGAGGTACAGATGGCACGTCGTCGGCGTCATCGTCGCGGTCGCCGGTAACGGCAAAGCGACATTCACCCCCAAGCACGGCCCCCGCCCAGGCGGGGGTTTTCTTTTTTCCATGTGTCATAATGTACTTCGATAAAATTTGGGCGTAGCTTCCCGCGCCATGCCGCCGTTCCCTGCAACGCCGCCGATGGCTGGTGGATCAGCGCCTCCCGCGCTATCGCTTCCAAAGTCTCCAGCCGGCGGTCCAGCCGGGCCCGGCGCATCTCCGGCACTCAGCCCCGGTAAGGGTGCTGGGGCTGAGGCCGCTGCGATGGCAACAGTCAAAGCTGTGATCCCCGCGCTCACCAAGGAGCTGAACTCCTTCCCGATCGGCGACAAGCGTCGGCAGGCACTGATGCGCGCCGTAACCGCGCTGGAGGCTCACTTCGGCAAGTCGGAGAACGAGGCCCTGACCGGAGCCTCGATGCAGCAGATGCAACAAGCAACAAAGATGGGACAGGGGCTCCCGACCGGAAATCCAATGCCGCCCGGGATGTCACTCGGCGGACCCTCCCCGATAGGGCCGCCTCCCGGGTTGGCAGCAATGACAGGAGGCATGTGATGCCCGAGTCAACTTATCTCAAGCCGAAGGTGGCTTCCGGCAGCATGGGCGAGCGCAAGAAAAAGAACGGCATGTTTCAGAACATCCCGTCCTATCCGCAGCTCGGTGGATTTTCCAGCTCCTCCAAGGTGCCGGAGCGCGATCGGCCGATGGCGCTGGAGAAGGGCGATCTGGTGCGCAAGGGCAAGCCGGTGTGATCTGATGGCGCGGCGTCGGGGCAAGCAGAACAACGGTGTCGATCGGGGGCGGCGGTTCTTCGAAACCTCCTCGCCGTTCGAGACCTATGAGCCCGGCGGCGAAGCGCCTGCGACCTACAAGGGCCTCACCGACACCAGCCTCAAGGTTTCCGATCGCCTGATCGACTCGATCGCGCCGGGTGCCGTCAAGGGCATGGTTGATGCCCAGCAATACGACAATCCGCGCGGCTTTCCTGGCCTCGCCATGGTGCAGTTCGGCGACGAGAAGCCGAAAATCCCGGTGCGCAGCTCCACGCACGAGATTGCCCACCAGCTGGAAGGCCAAGCCAAGCTCGCGCCCACCGGGAGACCAGGAAAATGACCCAGCAAATCCACCCACAGACGGCCATGGACCTTGCCAAGCTGATGCAGCGCATGGCCGGCAACCCCAAGACCCGATCGCGGCTCCTCGGGATGGTCAAGGAAACCGACCCCGGCTATCGGCTGCCCGCGGATGTCGCGATCGAGGCATTCAAGGCCGAGCAGAAGGCCGAGCGCGAGACCGAGCGCAGCAACTGGAACAAGGCGCAGCGCGAAGCGCGCTACAAGAAACAGCGCGCGGAGGCGGTCGCGAGCCACGGCGAGGACGAGGTCAAGAAAATCGAGGATACGGTCCTCAAGCGGTACCCGCACCTGGAGCTTGAAGATGCGGTCAAGCTGCATGCCGCTGATGCGTCGCCGGCAACACCGCGCGCTCGCGAACGTTCCAACCAGTTCCGCCATGGGGAACGTTGGACCTTTCCCTCTATTCCCGGTCTGTTGGAGAACCCCGACAGGGCAGCAAATGAGATGGCGCACAAGGTCATCGATGAGTTGCGCGGGGCAGCCTAACTAAGGGAGTTGAGCAATGCCGCAATTTGGCCAGGGCATCATACCGGCGCAAGGCGCTATCGCGGCCGAACTGGCGGCGGTCACCCGGCGCGCGTTCCTGCCCAAGGTGTTCGTGCAGCTGTGGAAGTCAACGCCCTGGATGGCGGCGATGCTTTCGCATGCGCAGGTGGCTTCCGGCGGCTTGTCGCCGATCACCGTGCCGCTGCAGGGCAACCCGATGGTGACGATCCAGAACGTCAGCTATGACGGATCGTTCAACCAGCCGGGCACCACGCCGGGCCTGCAGAACGCGGAGTTCAACCTTAAGGGTTACCTGACCGCGATCCCGTTCCTCGGGTTCGAGGGTCTGGTGCAGCTGGATTACTCGGTGGTGCCGCTGATCGAAGCGCGCATGAACGATGCCACCAACGTGACGCTCGATCGCTTCTCGACCGACATGTACAATAACGTGTCAAATCTCCAGTCCATGATCGGACTCCCCGCCGCTGTCGATGACGGCACCTTCGCCGCCACATACGGCGGCATCAACCGGCCGAGCAACACCTTCTGGAAGTCCACCTACGTCCACAACGGCGGCCCCACCACCCCCACCCGCAATCTGATGCTCCAGTACATCGCACAGGTGACGAAGGTGACGGGCGAGATACCGAAGATGGGCCTGATGGGTTTCGGGACCTGGACAAACCTCGCTCAGGATTTTACCCCGAACGAACGTTATGTAGTCACTCCGTCCCAGCCATTCGGTGAAGGCAAAGTTGAAGCCCTGTTCCGCGCACTCGACGTAGCAGGTGTCCCCTTCTACCCAGACCCGTATTGCCCCGAAGGGACCCTCTATCTGCTCAACACCGACTACCTTTCGCTTTACGTCCATGAGCGGGCCTCCTTCTATTTCACCGGGTTCGAGTCAACGCTCGCGAACGGCCAGTTCGGCTATATCGGTGCCCTGCTCACGCTCCTGGAGATGGTCGACGTCAAGTGCAAGGCGCACGGCAAGTTCGACAACATTGCGTTCCTGAACATCTAACAGATAATCGGGAACATCTGGGCTAAAATCGAGGTGAGACCATGAGGATCGGCGGCTCAACCCCCTTCAATCCCAGCGGCGCCTTTCCGGTCGCGCTCGGCCCGGGCTCCTATTCTTATATCCCGCCGGGAAACTACCTGTGCTCGCTCGGCGCGCAAACCTGCGTGGAGTGGTGGGACCCGGTCCAGTCGGCATGGCGCGTCGTCGCGTGGCCAAACGAGCAGTTTCCGATCTCGGTGGACGGCTACAACTACCGCCTGATCAACCGCTCGGGCGTGGTGGTGGGGGCCTCGATTACCAACGCCGGCTCCGGCGGCACCAACGGCATTGGCCCGACCCAGACCGGTGCCACCGTGTCGGTCGCCGGTCCTGGCGGCAACGGTCAGGCCGCCAAGGGCTACGCGATCGTGGGTGGCTCGCTGCCGTCGCTTTCGGTATCGAACGGCGGCTCGGGCTTTGTGGTCCCGCCGCTGATCCTGATCGACCCGCCACCGCTGGGCGGCATCCAGGCGACTGCGGTGTCGCAGATCACCTCGGCCGGCGTGCTGACTTCGGCGACCCTGGTCAATGTCGGGGCGGGCTATACCTCGCTGCCCAACGTCTACGTGGTTCCGCAGTTTCTCGACTATCCGGGCCAGCTGGCGCTCCCTTACACGGTGCCGACTTCGCCCACCCCGGTTGCCCCCAACTTCCCGCCCGGGCAAATCCAGAACATCCCGCCGCAAAACTTCCAGCAGGGCCTGCAGCAGGCCTTTCCGGTCACCGGCGGCGCGCTGGTCAACTTCGGCGCTGGCGTGCTCGGCGGCTCGGGTACCCTGACCGGGCTGGTCATCACCGACTACGGCTCGCTCTACAACACCTCGGTGCCGGCGATCTCGTTTGCCGGCGGCGGCCTTGCCGGCGGCGTAGCGGCGACCGCGCTCATGAGCTGGGCCGTCACCACCGCACCGAACGTGACCTATGCCACGCTCGCGGTCGGTACCCCGCTTGAGAGCAACCTGGGCCTGCTTTCCGCCACCACCAACTTCTACAACAACGGTTTCCTGTGGGCGCGCCCCTTCCGTGGCAGGGTTCCGGCGGCCTCCACCAACCCCGCGGTGGTGGATGACGCCGGCTTCGGCTTCCAGACCGTGCTCGGCACCGGCTCCTTCGGCTCGACGCTCAACGCTGGCGCCGCCACCTCGACCGCGACCTTCGCCGGCACGGTCATGGGCGGTATCAACGACACCTCGATCCTGCAAGCGTTCATCAACGAGTAGCGCCATGAAGGAATGGGCTGACAAGGGCGAACTGGTTGAGCGTCTCGCGCAGGCTCGGCGCGACGCGCGCGAGACCGGACCGCGCCACGGCAATGACCACCTGGAAGCGGCGATGTTTCTGGCCATGTGCTTTGCGCTTGAAGCCGTCAATCAAGAGGCGGAGGCGCAGACAGAGCCTTCCCTGGAGACGCCCGCCGTGCTAACCGAGGCTGAGACAGATCAGCCGCAGGAGGAAGATGATGGCGAGCCCGAACCCGACCCCGAACCCGCAAGACCCGCTCGCCGTCGAGGAGCAAGAGCCGCAAGTGATGGCGGTGAGGGTGATCAACAAGAATGATTTCCCGATCCGGGACATGTTCGACGGCGTCCCGTATGTCTTTGAGCCAAACAAGCCGGTGAACATCCCTCCCGACGCCGCCAACCACATTTTTGCGTGGTTCCAGCCCTACGATGACGAGGATGGTCACCACCACGAGCCTGATCCGGCAAGGATGAAGGCGCACGTGCAGAAGCGTTTCGGCTGGAACACGCCGTCGCTGGTGCAGGACAGTCGAGCGGACTTTTTCTATCGCAATCTCGTGGTGCAGCCGATCGTCTACCGGATGGTGCCGATGGAGATCGAGGAACCGGCACCGCGGGGTCGGGCAGGGAAGGGCGCTGAAGCCAGGGCGTGATGACTTGTGCAGCTCCAGGACTATCAGACCCAAGTCCAGCAGCTTATCCATGACAGCTCGGCTCTGGATTTTTCCCTGCCGGAACTGACCGCCTTCATAAATAACGCGCGCACTCGGGTCGCTCTCGACTTCGCTTGCGTGCGAACCTACTTCACCAACCTCTCCGTCATCATCAACCAGGAAACCTATCCGATCAACGGCGGGGTCGGCGGCGCCATCATCACCAATGGCGGGGTCTATTCTTCACCACCGACCGTGACCTTCGGCGCCCCGCCCGCAGGCGGTGTCACCGCCACCGGTGTTGCGCTGATGGGAGGCACCGGATCGTCCCAGTTCGTTCAGCAGATCGGCATGACCAACTGGGGCTCCGGCTATACTTCAACTCCGACCGTCACCTTCGGCTCTGGTGCGGCGGCCGCCACCGCCCAGGCGCTCGTCAACGTGATCGATTTTCATGCGGTGGCCGTGCTGTTCGGCACCCAGCGTTTTACGCTGCAGTGGTGGCCGTTTGTAAGGTTCAACGCCTTCCTGCGCTCGAATACGCTAAGCGCCGGCCAGCCCGGAGTGTGGTCCAACTACACCGAGCAAAACAAGATTTATATCTACCCGGCGCTCCCGGATCAGAACTATCCCCTGGAAGTTGACGCCTATGTGCTGCCCAACCCGCTGGTGAACACGAGCGATGCCGACGTCCAGATCAATGCGCCGATGAGTGATTGTGTGCAGTTCTATGCTTCGCATCTGGCGTTGCTGAAGGGGCAAAACTTCGATCAAGCCGACTACTATCGCAAGCGCTACGAGGGGCGCCGCGCCGAGATCGCCAACACCCGCCTGCCGGTCCGCCGGTCAAACATTTATCAAAGCTCGTGGCGACGCGTGCAGCGGGGTTGGTAGATGCCCACCGACGTTGCCCGCCTCCAGCAAGCTACCAAGAAATACATCTTCTATTCCGGCTTTGACACCATGGATACCCAGTCGGCGCGCGAGGCGCTGCCGACCACCAAGCTCGCATGGTGCGAAAACCTGCAGATCGTCGGCCCCAACCAGCTGGTGGCCTGCAACGGCCCGGCTGCGCCGCTGACCCAGATCGCCGGCAAGGTCATCACCTCGCAGTTCTTCGCCAACTACACGCCGCCCGGTGGCGTGCAGACCGATTTCATCATCTGCTTCACCCAGGATGGCGCCGGCTATCAGGTCAATGCCGGGACTGGCGCGCAGGTGCAGTTTGCCTTGCCCAACACGTTCTCGACCACGCCCGACATGACGGTGTGGGCCTCGCAGCGCATTCTGATCGCTGACCCGACGGCCGGATACTGCACCTGGGACGGGCACGTGTTCGTGCAGTCGGGCGGGGTCTCTCCCAATATCGTGGTCACCAACGGAGGCTCCGGCTATGGCGCTCCCCCCACAGTCACCATCGGCGGAGGATCAGGAGCAGGCGCCACCGCTCACGCTATCATCACCGGTGGAGTGGTCACGTCCATTGTCCTCGATAACGCCGGAACGGGCTACAAAGCAGGCGATGTTCTCACGGTCTCTTTCGCCCCCGCATCAACAACTGCTGCCACGGCTATTGTCTGGCCTTTCTTCGCCCTCACCCCGACCACTCTTGCGGTTTACGCCGGGCGCGTCTGGCTGGCGGGCGCGCGCAACCTTACATGGACGGGCACAAAGGGCTTTGATGACTCGAACCCGGCGAATGCGTCGGGGTCAACGACCATAGCCGACGCCGATCTCGCGCACTCGATCACTGCCTTGCGAGCGCTCAACAACTTCCTGTATATTTTCGGCGATGCGGCGATCAAGCAAATTGGCACGATCACGGTCTCGGGCTCGACCACCGTATTCAATATTGTTACCCTGTCGTCAGACCAGGGTACACCGTTCCCGCGGGCGATTGCCTCCTATAATCGCCTCATCCTGTTCGCCAACAAGGTGGGTGTCTATGCGATCCTTGGTGCGTCGGTGGAAAAAGTCTCTGACCAGATGGATGGGGTGTTTTCGTCGCTGGACTATTCCCAGCCGTTTCAGGCCGCAGTCCAGGATTTGCACACGTCCCTGCACACCTTTCTACTGCTGGTGCGATACCGAGACCCGGTGGCGGGCATCACTCGATCTCTGATCCTGTGCTTCTACAAGAACAGATGGTTTGTCGCCAACCAGGGAAACAGCATCACCGCGATCTGCACCGCCCCGATCGGCGGGTTGATCGAGACCTTCTCCTCTTCCGGAGCCGACGTCACGCAGTTGTTTCAGAGCACGACGCCGGTGCCGTTCATCCTGCGCACCTCGCTCTCGGCCAACCAGGAGGCGCAGATCGGCAAGAAAGGGCTGCGCGTCGTCATTGCCGCCTCTTCGCAGACGCTCACCACCCTCCAGGGTTCGGCTGACTCGGAAAATCTCACCCCCGGGCGACCGTTCTCGTGGTCGACCGCGATCCCGATCACGTGGGTCAATAATGCTGGTCAGCTGATCCAGTGGGTCAACAACGCCAGCCAGCCGATCCAGTGGGTGGCGACCGGCTTCCTCTATCAGCGAGCCAATATCGACTCACGCGGGGTGTTTCTCGGGGTGACCTTGACCGGCAGCGTGGCGGGCGGATCGGGCGGCGCCAACACCGGCTTCATCCTCAACGGGGTCATCCTGGAGTACCAGGACGAGACAGTATTTGCTTCGAAGAACACCGCCTAGCGGCCGAACAGGTAAGAGACCCCGAGCAGAACAACAAAGACAAACAGCGTCCACTTGAGAATAGCCGCATGCCACTGTTCTTTCACGATATTGTTCTCCCCAAGGATACCACTGGATTTTCGATCTGGCTGCAGGAGCATTATTTGGAGCACCAGCAGTTCGTTTCAATATTCCAGGGTCGCTCCCCGGTTATTTTTATTCCAGATTACAACTTCGCCCTATGGGGCGACGATCGCAAGGTGATCGCGGCTTGGCTGGAGGCGCATGAGGCGACGCATCAAGCGCTGCGGACACAGACCAATGTTTCTGGTATAGACCTTGCAGACGTCGATCTGAGCAAGGAGGACGAATGGTTCTCGTGGATGGACAGTCACGCATCGGAGCATGCGGACATACGATCAGCGTTGGGGATCATCATCTGAGCGTGCAGGTCGAACCGCTGCGGCCGGATACGATCCCGGCTTGGATGTTCGGCGACCACGTCGAGGAGAGTTGCCCAAACAAGGAGGTTTTTAAGCTCAAACCTGACTGGGCCTATTACTTTCGCGAGCAGCGCGAGGGGCGCTTCTTTATGGTTAGTGCGCGCAACGAGAACTGGGACATTGTCGGCTATGTCGGCATGTTCATCCGCCCACACCATCACTACAGCGACGTCGTCATGGCGACC